CTGCAGAAGCAACACTTAGAGTATCAGGCGATGCAGCCTCAGTATCAACTGCATCAGCAGATGCAACTACAAAGGCTAACGCTGCACAAGCAGCAGCAGCATCAGATGCTACTACTAAGGCAAATGCTGCACAAGCAGCAGCAATCTCAGCAGCAGCAACAGATGCTACTACAAAAGCAAATGCTGCACTAACTTCAGCACAAACTTATGCAGATGCACTTACAACAGCAGACGTAGCAGAAGTTACAAACTTATACTTTACAGATGCCCGTGCTCGTGCTGCGGTAGATGGAACAAATCGTTCATTTACATCAGTTGAGTTAAACTCAGTTGCTAAGCAAGTTGCAGCAACTCTATCAGCACCAACAGCAGGAGTTCAAACAGCCTACTCATGGGCAAAGGCTGACTTCCGTTCAGCAGAATTCCTTGTAAGAGTTGGTGCAGGAGCAAACACTGAAATGTCAAAGGTTCTTTTAACACTTGACACTGCAGACAACATCGCAATTACAGAGTACGGAATTGTTGCAACAAATGTTGCACTAGCAGGAGTCTCAGCAGCAATATCAGGAAGCAATGTTGAACTACGGGTAACAACTCTAAACAACACTTCAGTAATTACTGTTATGGGAACATTGATCAAGTAATAAAAAATAAAAATAGTTGGAAGAGGGAGCAATAAATGGCAACAGAGAACAAAGACTTTAAAGTCAAGAATGGATTAGCCGTAGCAAACGGCGGTACATTCGGAGGTGCAGTAACAGTAGGAACTCCTACTATTAACGCACACGCAGCAACCAAGGAGTATGTAGATTCCCTAACAGCAATGGCTGTATCATCAACTGCTCCCTCTTCACCAACTAATGGTAAACAATGGTTAGACACTTCAACAAACAGAGTTAATTTCTATTACAATGGTTCTTGGTATACCCAAGCAACTATTGATGATACAAATAATTTACCACAGCATATTCACGATACCGCAATTGATGGAACTGGTTTCATAGTATCTCAGTTCTATGAAGGTGGATCATTCAACAGCCCATTGGGTGTAGGTTTGGATGCAGGTAGCCCCTCTACAACAGAGTGGACAGTTGTATTCGATGGCGGTAGTGTAGTAGATAACTTCAATTAAAATATTGATGTTATAATAAGATAAGTAAATGGGCAGCCCCCATAAAGGAGAAATAAAATATGGCAACAAGAATGCAACAGCGCAGAGGAACTGCAGCACAATGGACGGCTGCAAACCCTGTTTTAGCAGCAGGTGAAATCGGATTCGAAACCGACACAAATAAGTTTAAGATGGGTAACGGTTCATCAGCATGGACAGCCCTGACATATTTTGCTAATTCATCAGAACTAGCAGCACTAATTACTGGAGCACCAGGAACACTTGATACTCTTAATGAGTTAGCAGCAGCAATCAATGATGATCCAAACTTCTTTACAAGCGTTTCAAATCAGATTGCAGATGCAATCGCTGGTGTAGAAGCAGACTACGCATCCCTTGCTGGTGCAGGAATCGACTGGAATGCAGGACAATCAAGATTTGATATAGACTCAACAGTTGCAACAACTTCTCATGTTTCAAGTGCAATCCAAGATCATAGCCAGGACACATCTTCAGTACACGGAATTACAGACACACTTTCTCTTGTTACCTTGACAGGATCTCAATCTTTGACAAACAAGACATTACAATATCCAGCAATAACCAGTCCTACTGGTTTAGTTAAAAACGATGTTGGTCTACCAGAAGTAGATAATACTTCAGATGCAAACAAGCCTCTATCTAACACAGCAGTTGCTGCTCTACAGTTAAAGGCTAACCTTGCAGGGCCAACTTTCACAGGAACAGTAACACTTCCTTCAACAACAATTATTGGAGATGTTAACTATTCAGAGTTAAGCATTCTTAATGGTGCAACCATCACTACTACAGAACTTAATCATGTAGATGGAGTTACATCTGCAATTCAAACACAGATAGACACTAAGGCTCCTATAGCATCACCTACATTTACTGGCACAGTTGCTGGTATCACAAAGGCAATGGTAGGACTTGGAAATGTTGATGATACAGCAGACTCAGCAAAGCCAGTTTCAACAGCACAGGCTACAGCAATTGCAACTGCTAAGTCAGAAGCAATCGCAGATGCAACATCACAGGTAAATGCAGTAATCGCATCAGCCCCAGCAGCACTAAATACTCTTGACGAATTAGCAGCAGCACTTGGTGATGATGCAAACTATGCAGCAACAATAACAAATGCACTTGCTTTAAAGGCACCAATAGCAAGCCCAACATTTACTGGTACAGTATCTGGTGTAACAGCGACAATGGTAGGACTTGGTAGCGTAGATAATACTTCAGATGCCAATAAGCCAGTATCGACTGCAACACAAACTGCTCTTAATCTTAAGGCAAATCTTGCTTCACCTACATTTACAGGAACTGTTGCAGGAATTACTTCTACAATGGTTGGTCTAGGTAACGTAGACAATACATCAGATGCTAATAAGCCAGTATCAACAGCAACTCAAACAGCGCTTAACCTAAAGGCATCTGTTGGAACACCAACATTTACAGGAGTCGTAACAGTTGCTGCACAGGGTATAGCGTTCACAGACGGAACACAGACAATGGAAGGCGTTCCTTCACGGACACCTATTATCCAAAAGACAGATTCCTACACTCTTTCAGCACTTTCAGAAAGAGATTCACTTATTGAAATGAATAAGGCAACAGCAGTAACAGTAACTATACCGTTAAATGCAACTGTTGCTTACCCAGTAGGGTCATCTATTGATATCCTACAGACTGGTGCAGGTCAGGTAACTATCGCTGCAGCATCAGGAGTAACTATTAATGCTACTCCAGGATTTAAACTACGTACACAGTGGTCTTCTGCAACTCTTATGAAGAGAGCAACTAACACATGGGTAATCGTAGGAGACCTAACAGCATAAAAAAATAAGAAAAGAAATTGGAGAAAAAAAATGGCAAAGAAAGAATTAGGATCGAAGTCTCTACAACAGAATGACTTCTTAGAACCAAAAGCGCCAACAGGCGTTACAGCAACAGACGTAGGAACTGCTCGCTCATTCAATAATGGAGCAGCAACAGTTTCTTTTTCTTTGCCAGCAGATTCTCCAGCAGCAACATCTTATACAGTTACATCTTCTCCAGGAGGATATACTGGAACAGGTTCAGGATCACCAATAACTGTTGCAGCACTTTTATCTAATACATCTTACACATTTACAGTTACAGCAACAAATGCTTCAGGAACATCTGCAGCATCTGCTGCATCTGCTGCAATAACAGCAACAACTGTTCCAGCCACACCTGCTGCACCAACTGCAACAACAGCAGTCAACTTAGATACAGTTACTTGGGTAGCACCTGCAAACGGTGGAAAAGCAATCACTAACTATACTTGGGCATCTTCTGATAGTAAGGGTGCAACACTTAATGCAACCTCTACAACAGTAACCCAAGAAGGAAGTACTGCTCAGACATATACCGTTTATGCAACAAATGCTAACGGTAACTCTACAGTATCTGCAGCATCTAACAGCGTTACAACAACACCACCATTCTTCCCACCATTCTTCCCACCATTCTTCCCACCATCATTCCCATTCTTCCCACCATCATTCTGTCCGTTCTTCCCACCGTTCTTCCCAGGATTTTGTCCATCATTTTGTCCATCATTTTGTCCATCATTCTGTCCGTTCTTCCCAGGATTCTGCCCATCATTTGGACCAAGTTTCCAGACATTCTGTTGTCCAAATTGTTTCTCAGTACCAGCAAGTGCAAATTATGAGGACTACTGCTAAATATGAATAAAATAAAAGGAGAAAAAAATGAATAATTCTACAGTATACACAGTTAGCATATCATTCGGAGAAAAATCATCTTCTCTTGATATGGATAAGCAGATTCATGATTTGCTATTCTACAAGAACTACACAGAAGATCCAGAGTTTACAACAAGCAATGGTGGCATTCTTATTAAGTTTATTAAAGATGGTCAGTCATACTTTTGGAAAGTAGATCAGAATACATCTGAAATTTTAAAAGAAGAATATTCTTTAGATATTTTAGATAAAAAAGAAGTAGAAACAGAAGATCGTATATAAACACTTTTATGGTACAATTGTTTTGTAGATAGTACCAATAAGGAGATTTATAAATGAATTTTGAAAAACATTACTACTTTGACCTAGACGGAGACAAGGTTTTGTTTTACAAGTTAATGCTAGATGAAAACAAAAACCCTTATGAAGGATATGAGGGAAAAATGTTTGGTCTAGAAAACAATCCTTTAATTTTAGATATAACTAGTTTAGGATATATACCAAAAAGAGGAAGTATTTGGGATGGAAAAACTTTTAAATTAGACGGAGTTGACAATCTCAATCTTGACACACAAAAAATACATCTTACTTGCAGTGACTATACTTCTATTTCATTTTTAGTAAATAACACTGTAACTGGTTGTATGTCTTGGTGTCATGGCTCTTCAGACAATGATGTAATAATTGCAGCAGCAAAAAGCAATCCAAAAATTATTTACAAAGAAGTGGAAGTTGAATAGAAAATGTCAGAAGAATTAACTCCTTGGCAGCAATATAAAAAAAATCTAGGGGAAACAAGACCTTGGGATTTTTTAGATTCAAACACTGAGTATGTCTCAGAAGAAGAAAAAAACACAAGAATTGACATTTGTAGGTCATGTCCTGAATTTATAAAACTAACAACCACATGTAAAAAGTGCGGTTGCTTTATGGCAGCAAAAACAAAGTTACAAGATGCCTCTTGCCCTATAGGAAAATGGTAAAAATGAAAAATGATATAAGTTGGATAGACTTGCCAAGAGTTGAGTTATCAAAAAATAGGATAGAAAAAAGAATAATTTCAGAAGGAATAGAAGTAATCAATTTAGACTATGGAATTAATCTATATAGAAATGTCTTTAGCGTTAGTCAAGGATTAGATATAATATCAAAACTTGAAAAAGTAATAGAAGAAAAAAATGAATTTAAATGGAATTCTGCAACTGTAAATGATACAGAAAAAATAGATGCAGTAAGAAATTGTTTTGATCTAAAGTACAAGAGAGAAAATTTAGGTAAGATTATTGAGTTTAATCAAGATTTATTTGACATACATCAAGAAGTTGAAAATTATCTAGATAAGTCTTTAAGGGATTACGAGTCTTTATGGCACCTGCAAGTAAAATATAAAGAGGCTTTTAATTTTGTAAAGTATTTGCCAGGAGAATATTTTAAGATTCATGCAGATCATGGTCCATATTACACCTGTACCATTTCTGCTGTTATTTATCTTAATGATGATTACGAAGGTGGAGAAATAGATTTTCCTAGACACAATATCAAGATCAAACCACAAGCAGGTGATATAATTTTGTTCCCATCTAACTTTGTATATGAGCACTCATCTTGTAAAGTAACAGAAGGAACAAAGTATTCTGTAGTAATAATGACAGACTATAACGACATTCATCATAAAGAATAGAGAGAAAGGTATATTATGAATAATAAAGAAGAAGTTACGGCCAATCCTAAAAAGTCTTGGACATCTGTAGAAGATTTAGGAAGTGGTATATTTGTTTATAGAAATGTAATAACCAAAGAGTTAAATGCAATTCAAAGACTAGAAGAAGTCTTAAACAAAGAAGATAACGGTTACATTTGGAGACCAGCATATGTTGGATATCAGCAACTTATGCCAAACTATAGAGATTGCGAAGACTTTAAGTTTAAAAAAACAGACATTGAAAGTGATTTGTCAGCAGACTCTGTAAAACTTCAAGAACTTTGGCAAGACTGCTATGACAGACAAAAACTAGCAGTTGATGATTATCAAAGACGTTTTAACATAGGTGAGTTAAGATATTGGGAAGCAATGAATTTTGTAAAGTATACAGAAGGAAAGCATTTTCAGTACCATCATGATCATGGATCTTCATATAACTGTACAGTTTCTTTGGTTGCTTACCCAAATGACGACTATGAGGGTGGAGAACTTTCTTTTAGACACCAACAACTAGTGATAAAGCCACAGGCTGGAGATCTATATATCTTCCCATCAAACTACATGTATAGTCATAGAGCGATGCCAGTTCATTCAGGAACAAAGTATTCTATTGTTACTATGCTTGACCACAGTGCAAAGTACCATAGACCAGAAATGTTCCAAGAAACTGGAGACTAAGTTGGAGATAGAGATTTACCAGTCAGGTAATGCTCACATAAACTTTTCAACACTTCCACCTAATAGAGACTGGATGGATAAAACATTTGAAAAGCATGCGTACAGGTGTTTGCCAGTATCTCTTTCAAACACACTTGGCTGGACATTTTCTTTTCCTGAAGATATATCTTTTATCTGGGATGGAAATGATAGTTCTGAGCAAGGGCATGTAAAGGTTCTTTCTGGAGAAAGGTTTGTTTCTACTAACAGAGCAAACGCAACAATAAGTTTTGAGACTGGTCTTTGGCTTAGAACAAAAGAAAGCGTTAGCGTCTTGCTTATGCCAGTTCCAAACCAGTTTATTGACGGTGTTCAAGGGTTTACAACAATCATAAATACTTCTGTTTTATCTCCACCAATACCATATGCCTGGAAAATAACAAAAGCAAATGAGGTTATCACAATACCTGCAAATACTCCAATTGTTTCAATACTTCCGATAAGTCTAAAATCTATTCAGGATACTGTTTTTGTATTAAAAACAGAAAATTTTGGGAATGAATTTCACACAAAACTGTCTGACTATGGATCAAGATCTGCAGAAATAACGCAATCTGGATCTTGGACAAACTTCTATAGGGATGCCGTAAATCACCTTGGAGAAAAAACAGGTAGTCATGAACTAAAAAGCATAAAACTATCTATTAAAGATGAAAGAAGTATATAATTGGATATCAACAAAATAACATTTACAGCAAATAAGATATGGTTATCAAAAGATAGCAACTCTGTTCCAAGGCCAATAATAAAAACTATACCAGATTGGTTTAGAAAGGCTGACAGATTTCTAAAGTCTACTGTAGATGAAAGTTTTGTTATAGGTCCAGACAATGGAAAAATTCCTACATGGAAAGCCTGCCCAGCAATATTTGACATAATGGGGACTGGATATTCGCTTAACACCCCATGTGATATTGAGTTTTATATGACAGAGTCTGGCCTAAAACACAGGGTATTGAATAAAAAGTATCAAGATTTTATTCAGGTAAGAGAAGAGATGGCACAGTTTGAGCATCCTCATGGATACTATAAAGAACACTTTGCACTTACATGTGATTGGCAGATAAAACTTCCAGAAGGTTACAGCGCTCTATACTCTCAACCGTTTAATAGGTTTGAGTTGCCGTTCTTAGTTACTAGTGGAATTATAGATAATGATAAGGTTCATCTTCCTGGATCTTTGCCATTTTTTATTCAAGAAGGTTTTGAAGGTGTTATTCCAGCAGGAACACCATATACACAACTTATCCCATTTAAAAGAGAGAATTGGGTTTCTGATATTATAGAAGAAAATGATGCAATGGAATTAATGAAGCAGGCAATGGAAAATGCAAGTATCTATAGAAAACCAGACGGAGGAATATACAAGAATAATGTTTGGGAGCCAAGAAAGTATGAGTAGATATACTGGTATAATAATTTTATGAACAATAGTGAATTTTCTAATAATGGTCCAAGCGAGAGGGTATCTATAACAAAGTCTGGACATTTTGGATCCGATAAGTCTATGATACAGTCAAGAGATAACTTTATGACAGAAGAAGAGTTACAGTTTTTATCAAGTCAAGCAAGAGATATAACTGAATGGGATATAACTGAAACACACTATAATGAAGAAGGAACTGTTATATATGACTCAAAATATTGGGACGATAGAGTAGCAACTCAACTTACTTTAGATAAAAAAGATACAAGAATTAATCCAGCCATAGTGGTTTTACAAAAAAGATTAAAAAAAGAAGTAGATGATTTTTTTAGTGTAGATGCTTTTCCAACTAGTACTGCAATTGTTCGTTGGCTACCTGGCCAACTACAAAGACCACATGCAGATAAAGAGTTACACGAAGGCGAAAATGCTGGAAAGCCTAATGATTTTCCTTGGTACGATATTGCTGGACTGTTTTATTTAAATAATGATTATGAGGGCGGAGAGTTATATTTTCCAAATCAAGATGTCAGTTTTAAACCAAAAGCAGGGTCTGCATATTTTTTCCCAGGAGACATGAACTATATTCACGGTGTTAGTGAAATTAAAAGTGGAATCAGATATGTTATTCCATTCTTTTTTACTATACTATCCCATAAGGAGAAAATCAATGATAATTGATAAC